ACCGTACATTTTAAAACTTCAGATGTCTCATATGAAACAGGCATCGAGTTTATACTAATAGGATATGCATTGATAAACTGATATGTCAATGTTCTATTAAGATCTGTATTACTCAAACTATTATCATTAAGATCTTTTTCAAACTTTGTAATATAAAGGTTATCGGTTTTGTAATCTTTAGGGAAGTTGACACGATAAGAATAATTTCTATTATATTGAGTTATTGATTGATTCGTAATTTCATTTTCGCCAACAATATATGACATCCAGTTTTCAAAAAAATCAATTATTCTATAATTATTGTCAACGTAAAAAGTAAACTCCGAACGTTGATCATACTGTCTTCTGTATACATGTCTTTCAGTAACTCCAGTATAATCATTATTAATTTCATGAGTTGCTAAAGACGAACCAGGTAATGATGCATTAGAACAAGATAATGGAATCAAATCCTGGTTTTGTTTATTATAATAATCTGCCCCCAAAAAACCAGCCCCAACTCTGTCTCTAGCAAATGAAGATATGAATGCTGGTGGAGCAAACTCACATAAAAAATGAGATGTTGTTGCTGGACGCATCAACTTACTTTTAAGTTCTGATACTCCTATTTTTCTAGGTGTTGGTCCTGCCATCTATAAATACTTTTTGACCGTTATATATTATGTAGGCAGGATATGGGACAAAGTATTAAGAGCAAATACAAACCCTCATTTCCCAAAAAATATAAAGGCGATCCAAATAATATTATATGCCGTAGTAGTTGGGAACGCAAGTTTTGTCATTGGTGTGACATGAACGAAAATATTATTCTTTGGGGTTCAGAAGAGTTTTGTATTCCTTATCGCTCACCTGTTGATGGTAGAGTACATAGATACTTTCCAGACTTTATCATTAAAGTAAAAGAACAGACTGGTGATATTAAAACATACGTTATAGAAGTCAAACCAAAGAAGCAAACCAAAGAACCAAAGAAACCAGCAAGAGCAACAAAAAGATATATTAGTGAAGTAAAAACATATGCTGTAAACACAGCAAAGTGGAAAGCAGCAGATGAATGGTGTAAGGATAGACTTATTGAGTTTAAGATCATCACAGAAGACCACTTAGGTATCAAGTAATGGCAAAAGGTTTTGGGGAAGACATTCAAGTATCATCACCTAGAGTAAATGAACTCAAAAGAAAAGTAAAGGGTTTAGTTGCCTCTGATGACATAATGTTTGAGATCCTCAGTGTCTTTCGTAAAACTGAAATCATTCCTGATGTTGGAAAGTATTACACCTTCATTTACACTGCAAAGACAAATGATATTAAATTTGATCAGTTTCCATTAATTGCTTGTGTAGATGTTCAACGTTGGGGGTTCAAAGGTTTAAACTTTCATTGGGGTTCTGTAAAAAACTATACTTGGCAAGAGGTAGAAGGTTTTCTACACGTCATTGAAAACAATGAAATAGATTATCTTCGCTCATTAAAGTATGCCAATTTTATTGATAAATAAAGAAAAAAGTCTATAAATGTTCTCTATTCTACTTAAAGTTAAAATGGACAACTCCTATAAAGTAGGAGGACATTTCTGATGGCTACATATGGAAGTGGTGGAGCTCCTGATAAAGATGGCAATAACGAAGTATTTCGTCCCAATGCAAAATTAGGAAATAAAACTATTGTAGGCGGAGTAATATCTGGCAAGACACTTTATGATGAAAAAAGAAATTACTATCTGCTCATTAACGAACCCGATGGTATAGACAACGATGATGGTCGTGTATGGATATACAGAAAAGACACAAATAAAATAGTTGGATGGTATGACTCACCATCTGGAAAATTCAATCGTGGTTCTGGAGCGGATGCTGATGAAGAGAGATATTTTAGTGATCCGGCGGCAAGAAAAGATACATATGGACACGCAAGAACAGTTGTAGAAAATGCATTAAAGCGTAACGCAAAAAATGCAAATATAACTGAACCAGGAGCAAATGAACTTAGTGCTAGAACTACAGCGATATTAAATGGAACACAGATACCCCAACAGACATTAGATGAAGCAAGGGTTAAAGATCTAGCTGCATCTGGCGAGGTTGGAGAATCTGTAGACATAAATCCCGCTCAGATTGAAGGTGTTGGAATGGCATATAGCGGAGAGTATTTTTATCCACTAGATATTCAAAGTACTAAACAAGATAGAATAAAATTTTCAGTAATTGAAAAGATAGCAAGACCTATAAAACAAATTACAGCAAATCAAATTGGAGGTGTTGGTTTACCACAATTTTCAAATTCTCTAGGATCTGTCACGCTTCCAATTCAACCAGTAATACAAGACAACAATAGAGTTGAATGGGCAGGAATGTCATTAAATGCTATTGAATCTCAAATAGCAGGTGCATCTTATGGACTGGCTCAAGCAGGCGGCGTTCAGGAAATGTTGAAAATGGCGGGAAGCACTATAACGGAGGGATTTAAACTTTTAACAAATTCCGCTAACAACGAGATACGAGAAGGTCTAAGAACTTATCTTGCTCAAGAAGCAGCAGGGGTTCAAGGTTTACTCTCCAGAACTTCTGGTGCAGTATTGAATCCAAATATGGAACTTCTTTTTAAAGGTCCTCAACTGAGACCATTTTCATTCTCATTTAAAATGTCTCCAAGAGAGCAAGGTGAAGCAATAGCAGTTAGAAATATAATAAGATTCTTCAAACAAAATATGTCAGTGAGAACTACAAAAACCAATGTATTTCTAAAAGAACCTTATGTTTTTAAAATAGAGTATCAAACTGATGAAAATAATCCACACCCATCAATTAACAAAATTAAAGAGTGTGCTTTATTAGATTGCAGTGTGAACTATACTCCCGATGGAACTTATATGACATTTAATGATGAAGAGAGAACAATGACATCATACTCGATATCATTACAGTTTCAAGAAATCGAACCCATTTATAATGTAGACTATAATAAAGATGAAGTTCCCATGTCGCATATAGGTTTCTAAAATGTCAAGTTATTTTCAACAAGTCCCAAACTTTGAATATCCAAATACCACAAAGGATGGTAAGAATATATCAGATTATTCAGAAGTAAAAAACCTTTTTAAAAGAGGGAAACTTCGTGAAGATATATTTGGTAACCTAACATTCTTCACTAAGTATCAAATTGTGGGAGATGAAAGACCAGATAATGTTGCGCATAAAAGATATGATGATGAAACATTAGACTGGTTAGTTTTGATTGCAAATAATATTGTTAATATCCAAACTGAATGGCCAATGACACAATACTCTTATCATGAGTTTTTACTTGATAAGTATGGCAGTGAAGAAGCATTGAGTGATATTCATCATTATGAAACTATT